GTTCAGCTTCCCTACTAAGTCACCATCAGGTGCTGTTACTCGCAACGATATGACTGCACTAGAGCAGCTAGAATTGTGGAAGAACTACGCCCTTAACTGGTGTGAACACAAACCATCTGTGACTATCACAGTCAAGGATGCAGAGTGGATGGCAGTAGGTGCATGGGTCTATGAGAACTTTGACATATGTTCAGGTATCTCATTCCTACCACATAGTGACCATTCATATGCACAGGCTCCATATCAGGACATTGATGAGGAAACATATAACAATCTTAAAGAACAGATGCCAGCCTCAATTGATTGGGCAGCCTTGTCTCTGTATGAGAAGGAAGATACTACATCAGGTAGCCAGACATTAGCATGTACGGCTGGTGCTTGTGAGTTAGTAGATATCTAAAGTGTACCTCTTAGCGAAAGTGAACTTACTATGGTGAATGTATTAGGATATTCATTGAACATTACTACTGCTTTACTAAACGCTTTACAGGAACTTTATCCCGATAAGCTTCCGCATGAACAAATCACCTCTGAGGAATTAGCTTTTCTCAGAGGCCAACAGTCAGTAGTAAAGAAACTTACAGATATTTATAACGAAGATTATGGGGAATAAAAATGGGTGGACTATTTGGACCAAAACCTCCTAAGCCGCTACCAGCACCTGCTCGTCCTGTAACTGCTGTCGCTAAGACACCAGACATTGAGCTAGCTGATCAGGGTTTAGAAGCAGATCAAATTCAAAAGAAAAAAGGCAAGCGTAAGCTACGTGTTGATACCGTAGATACTGCAATGCAAACAGGTAGTGCTGGTTCAGGACTACAAATTCCAACGACAACGGTGGTGTAACATGGGTGGAGCTATTTCAAATCTAAGTAATGCCCTTAGTGGTGGTAAGAAGAAACCTACTTACTCTGCATCTGCCACTGCACCAGCTACTGCTGCTGCTAGGGATATGGGTGATGAAGCTGAAGCCACAGTAGAGACAGACTCTGGTGTGATTGGGCGTAAGCGTAAGGGCAAGAAAGCCTTGGTAACTCAGACTGCTGCTGCTAACGTAGGTGGCGAGGGTAGTTCAGGATTGAACATCCCTATCACATAGGAGATTATTATGGGTGCTGCCCTTTATAACACAGGCGAAGCTAAGGAACTCATGGGCAGAGATGCTGATGATGAGGAAGAAATGCTAGCCGAACCTACTGACATGATGCCTGATACTGAATCATCTGCACCTGTTATTGAACAGAGTGAGCGTATGAAAAAGTATAAGAGCAAGATTATTGTATAAGGAATAACACATGGAACAAGACGTAGGTACAGTAGCTAAACGCTACAGCCAACTAGAAAGTGAACGAGATACGTTCCTAGAACGAGGGCGAGAAGCAGCAAGGCTTACTATTCCTACTCTTTTACCAGAGGAAGGTCATAGTAGTTCTTCTATCTATGCCACACCTTATCAGGGTATTGGAGCAAGAGGTGTAAACAACCTAGCATCAAAGCTATTGCTTGCCCTGCTACCACCAAACAGTCCATTCTTTCGGCTGACCATTGATGACTTTGACCTGCAACAACTAGCAGGTGAGAACCGTGGTCAGGTAGAAGAAGGACTTGCACGTATTGAACGTGCTGCCATGCAAGAGATTGAAGGTAAGTCTATTCGTGTGCCTGTATTTGAGGCACTAAAGCTACTTATTGTTACTGGTAATGCTCTTGTCTACATGCCCAAAGAAGGTGGAATGAAAGTATTCCGGCCTGACCGTTACTGCGCCAAGCGTGACACTATGGGTAACGTATTAGAGATTATTACCAAGGAGTCTATGGCTCCATCTACACTGCCTGATGAAGTGAAGGACATGATCCCACCATCAGACACACCTGTTAAGAGCTACGACTTGTACACATGCTTGAAGCGTGTGGATAACAGGTACGAAGTAGTACAGGAAGTAGCTGGTATTACTATTGAGAAGACTAAGGGTAAGTTTAAGCTAGACCAAAGCCCCTTCATCCCACTACGGTTCATCCGTATTGATGGTGAGGACTATGGGCGTGGCTTTATTGAGGAATACATTGGTGATCTACGCAGTCTTGAGGCTTTAACTAAAGCTATTGTACAGGGCAGCGCAGCATCAGCTAAGGTATTGTTCCTTGTACGGCCTAATGGTACTACAAAGACTAAAGACCTAGCTGCTGCACCTAATGGTGCGTTCCTACAGGGTGACAGTAACGATGTATCTACCCTACAGGTAGCCAAAGGTGGTGACTTCCGTGTTGCACTAGAGACTATGCGTATGATTAACGATAGACTTGGTGCTGCCTTCCTGCTAAACTCCTCTGTACAACGATCAGCAGAGCGTGTAACAGCAGAAGAAGTACGCTTCATGGCTCAGGAACTAGAGACAGCCCTTGGTGGTGTGTACTCTATTCTATCTCAGGAGTTCCAGCTACCACTAATTAACCTACTGCTTGAGTCATTAACTAAGCAGGGTAAGATGCCACGTATGCCTAAGGATAGTGTCAAGCCTACTGTTGTTACAGGTATTGAGGCACTAGGCCGTGGACAAGACTTGAATAAACTAGCATCTTTCTTACAATATCTTCAACCGCTGGGGCCAGAAGTTATTCAGAGTGAGATGAACTTGGGTGATTACATTGATCGCCTAGCAGCATCACTTGGTATTGATACCTCAGGACTTATTAAGTCACCTGAGCAGAAACAACAAGAACAGATGATGCAACAACAAGCGCAACAAGAACAGATGGAAGCTCAAGCAGCTATGCAGATGGCACAGAGTGCTGCTCCGCAACTAGCTAAAGGGGCTGTAGAAGGTTAGGAAAAATATATGGCAGACAGTATTAACACTTATCAAGAAGAACCTGCTGAGTCACAAGAGCATGTAGATGCTATGCTGGCGAAAGTAGAAGGTAGTCAACAAGACCCTGAGCGTCCTGAGTGGCTACCTGAAAAGTTTAATTCAGTTGAGGATATGGCTAAGGCATACTCTGCATTAGAGAGTAAGCTAGGCCAGCCTCAACAGGATCAAGAATCAGAAGTAACAGAAGAACAGGTAGCAGAAGCTACACCTTCTGACATTGCTGATGCACTAGATGCAAACGGCCTAGACTTTGATGCGTTCCAGAAGGAATATGAAGAGCTAGGTGGACTAACTGAAGATGCCTACGCAGCACTAGCTGAGGCTGGTTTCTCACAGGCAGTAGTTGACTCATGGATTGACGGACAGAACGCTTTGTCTGAACAAGTCCAGTCTAGTATGTACAACCTAGTAGGTGGTGCAGAACAGTATCAAGGACTCGTACAGTGGGCAGCAGATAATCTACCCGCTGACGAGATTGATGCGTTTAACTCAACAATGGGATCGCGCGACACTAACATGATTAAGTTGGCGATCCAAGGTCTTAATGCTCGTTATCGTTCTGAGGCAGAGCCTAGTCTCCTTAGGGGACAGACAGGTTCTGTGTCCTCTGGCGGGAAGTTTGATAGCAATGCAGAATTAACTGCTGCTATGCGTGACCCCAGATACGACAAAGACCCCGCCTACAGACAGCAGGTTGCTGATAAGCTAGCCAAGTCTAGTCTGTTCTAACATTGTTGCATGGGGTTGGGGGATTGTATAAGAGTCCCCCTTCCTTCTAAATACACGAATACACCACCGAAGTTACGTCATACGTGCAGAAGATTCGCTACCTTAGGACGTTATATACGGCTGCTTGGGCAGGTGTCAGGCTAGGAAACAGGTAATGCTGTCCTAGCCCTTGTGTATTTAGAAGGGATCACATCCCTAACACGAAGCTAAACATAACAAACGATTACCCCTGACCCCTTGCGAGGGACAATCTTGGAGAAAGGATGTAGTGTAATGCAGAGTGTATTTCAACTCACATTATACTCACTAAGGAGTAATTTAAAATGGCACAAGCTGCTTCAAATCCGGCCTATAGCGTAAGCTTCCAAGGCCAAAATAACCTATCAGGTGACGTTCGTGACCTGTTCCTCAAGCTGTATGCTGGCGAAGTCCTAACAGCCTATGAGGAAAAGAAAGTCCTTATGGATAAAGTGCGTACTCGCACAATCTCAAAAGGTAAGTCTGCTTCATTCCCAATGACAGGCCGTGCAACTGCTGAGTACCTGACCCCAGGAAATGAGA